CTAAAAAAACAGTTGGCGAATCGTCCCGCCTAAGAGACGAGCTTGGGCTTGCTGAAAAGCTCGGCATATCCCATCGCCGTCTAAACGGTTGGGAACCCACCACGTACACCGAATACGTCTTTGACGGTTCTGGTGTCGTGGTGGGGCACAGGTCAACGCCTGAACCCGAATGGGACACAGAGCAGGTTGATCTCCTGCTTGCTCTTGAGCTTTTCAAGCGTGACCTTGGCCCCAATGGGGAGTTGATGTCCGAAGCGACATCTGAGGCTGCTGACCCGAATAACTACCGTGATCCGCTGCGTTATGTCTCGCATGGCCCGTTTACGAACTGGGCTGAGAAAGCTAAGCAGGATGCGATCGACGCGTTCAAGAAGGAATCACCGGACGCAAACACGAACGGCATGTACTGGACGGTCGATAAGCAGGACTGATCGCCGTCACGCTCCAAACCCTACATCTAAACACAAGCACCCAGGAGGTTTTCAATGGCTGATCGGGTCGTAAAAGTCAGTTTGACGGCGCAGGTTTCTAACTATGTGGCGGGTATGGAGCAGGCCCGTAAAGCTACGGAGAGGTCTGGTAAATCTGCTGAGGATGCTAAGGCTAGGTACGAGGAACAGAACCGTGCAATGGAGTCTGTTGGTCGCGGCATGGTTGTGGCTGGGGCTCTTGCGGTCACTGCGTCTGCGTTGGCGGCTAAAGCTGCAATCGGTTGGCAGTCGGCATGGACAGGTGTAACGAAAACTGTTGAGGGCACCGACGAACAGTTGGCTGAGGTTGAGGCTGGGTTGCGCGGGCTGACTAAGGTTCTGCCGGCCGCACACGATGAGATCGCTGCGGTTGCTGAGGCTGCTGGTCAGCTCGGTATCCAAACGGGTTCTGTTGTGGCATTCACGAAGACGATGATCGACTTGGGCGAAACAACAAACCTTTCAGCCGACGAAGCTGCGACATCGCTTGCCCGGTTTATGAACGTTATGGGCACCTCGCAAGATGAGGTGTCTAACTTGGGTTCTGCTGTTGTGGAGCTGGGTAACAACTATGCGACGACTGAGGCTGAGATTGTTCAGATGTCGCAACGCCTGTCGGGTGCTGGTCGTCAGATCGGTTTGTCTGAGGGTGAAGTTTTGGGGCTCGCTACGGCACTCTCGAGTGTTGGCATTGAGGCTGAGGCTGGCGGTTCCGCTATCTCGAAGGTAATGATCGACATTGCCAGCTCTGTAGATAAGGGCGGCGATCGGTTAGAGCTGTTCGCTAAGACTGCTGGGGTTTCCGCTGAGGACTTCGCTAAGAAGTGGGAGTCAGAACCGGGCGCCGCGCTTGCTCTGTTTGTGAAGGGTTTGTCGAACGCTGAGGCTCAGGGTGGCTCTACTCTTGGTGTGCTCGAAGAGTTGGGTATCACTGAGGTTCGTATGCGTGACGCACTGCTGCGTTCTGCTGCTGCTAGTGACAAGTTCACGGCGGCAATGGACACCGGCAATAAGGCGTATAAGGATAACAACGCACTTACGGAAGAGGCTGCTAAGCGTTACGCAACTCTTGAGTCGAAGCTTGAGATTACCCGCAACAAGGTTGTGGATGCTGCTATTGATTTCGGTCAAGTGTTCCTTCCCGTGGTGGCGGCTATGGCTGACGCTGTGGGTGGGTTGGCTGATGGGTTCAGTGCTCTCCCTGCCCCGCTGAAGGGGACTGTCGCTGGTGTGACTGCCCTCGGCGGTGTTGTCCTTCTTGCTGGTGGCGCATTCCTGCTTGCTGTGCCGAAGATTGCAGAGTTCAGCTTGGCGCTCTCTGTTCTCTCTACCTCGCAGATTCCGGCTGTTGCTGGTGCTGCTGTGAGGATGCAGGGGGCTATCGCTGCATCGAGTGTGGCGATGGGTAAGTCTGTGAGGTTCCTTCTTGGCCCGTGGGGTATTGCGTTGGCTGCTGCTGCGGTCACTATCGGGGTTTTGGATAAGGCGATTAAGGCGGGTGTTCCTACCGCTGAAGGGCTTGCTAATGCGCTCGAAACGTCTGCTACTGCTGCTGATTTGCTGTATGCGGCATCGCGTCGGTCGGATACTGAACAGTTTTTTTGGGGTGACTACAACGAGAGCCTGAAAGAACTGCCCGAGCTGCTCAACAAGGCAACCAATGATGGTGCTCAGGATTGGTTGAATCTGACGCTGAACCAGCAGGGTGCGCTCAACTCTCTCAAACTGGTGGGCGACCAGCTCGGAACGTTGGCTTCTACTGATGCTCCCGCTGCGGCTAAGCAGTTCCGTAGCCTCGCTGAAAGCCAAAACTTGAGCAAGGAGCAGCAACGGAAACTCCTTGATGCAATGCCTGCGTATAAGGCTGCGCTGGTTGAACAGGCTTCTGAGCTTGGCATCAATGTGACATCTACGGATGAGGCTGCGAATTCAAATGCGCTGCTGAAGCTTGCTTTCAAGAAGGTGGCTCCGAGCGCGCTTGATGCGGCGGATGCGTATCTTGCTGCGGCTAACGAAACCGCTGGTTTGGACGACAAACTGCGCACCCTAATTGACACGATCAATGAAGCCAACGGGGTAGGCCAGGATGCGGTAACGGCTAACAACGATTATCAGAATGCGCTTGCAGATGTTGACGAGCAGATTCGTAAGGCCACTGAGGGGTTGGATGAGAACAAAGATGGTGTAGCCGACTACACGAATACGTTGGATCGTTCCACTCAGGCTGGTCGAGATAACGAAGACTTGCTCGTGGACTTGGCGTCCAAATCTCAGGCTGCTGCGAAAGCACAGTTCGACCTTGACGGGAAAACGGACAACTACAAAACCACTCTAGAGGCTGGGCGTCAGGCTGTAATCGACCGGGCGCTTGCTCTTGGTGCGAACGCTACAGAGGCCGAGAATCTGGCGGACAAGATATATGCAATTCCGTCTGAGGCACAGTTCACGATGATTGCGGAAACATCCGGTGCTGAGGCTGCGTTGCAGCGCATCAAAGACGCGATGAACTACATCAACGACACCACGCCGATAATCAAGGTTGAGGGTGGCAACAGGGTGGGGTTCGCTACTGGTGGTTACACCGGCGATGCGCCCGTGAATGCTCCTGTCGGGTTTGTTCACGGCAAGGAGTGGGTGTCTACGGCACGCACAACCGCAATCCCGGAGAACCGTCGAGCTCTCGAGTACATGCACCGCGGCGGAGTGATTCGCGGCTACGCAAACGGCGGTTATGTGACTGGGCGGGACGTGCAGTATGCGCCACGCAATAGCAACTACGGCTCAGCGCCCGGATCTAGCGGCAACCGGACATACGGAGATATCACAATCACCGCACCCGCTATCGAAACCCAAGATCCCTTGGTTTACGGCACGATCATTGGTCGCGAATTTGCCAGGAGGTTAGCAGGATGACAACTATCCAGTTCGAGGGTCTCACGTTTGATGATGAGGCTGCTACGGGTTTCACGATCAGTCAGTGGTCTGGGTGGTGGGACGGTGCCAGCATTCGGGTTCCGGTGAATGAGCGTCCGCAGTCTGATGGTGCGTTTGGTTCGTCCAATAACTATCGCTCTGCTCGCACGGTAACTGTTGAGGGGTCGTGGGTTGGTTCTGATTTGGAATCGGCTTATGCGGCCCTTCGGCAGTTGCGTGCGATGCAACCTCGTGGGGTTCCGTCAACTTTTAGGGTGTCGGAACCTTTCGAGACTACTTCTGCGGTTGTTGCGTTGGCGGGTGTGCGTGGCCCTAATCAGTTGGCTCACCCCTTCTTTAAGTTTGTGTTCGATGTGGTCGCTTATGACCCTCTCCGCTATGGCGACCCTGTAACGAGTTCCACTGGCATTCCGGTGTCTGGTGGCGGCCTGTTGTGGCCGTTGGGTACGACTGCTTTGGAGTATTGGGATTGGGGCGACGATGGCGCAAGCGGTCGTATCTCGGTGACGAATGTTGGCACGGCTGATGTGTGGCCGTCGATCACTGTCACTGGTGGTCTCGCTGAGGGGTTTGTGGTGACGAATGTTTCCACGGGTCAGTCGATCCGGTTTGTGCGTCCTATTCCTGATGGGTCGTCGGTGTCGATTAATCAGCGGACGGGTTCCGCGTCGATTGATGGTCAGTCGGATGTTGGCGGGTTCATTACGGAGCGTGGTTTCTTTGCGATCCCGGCTGGTGCGACTCACCAAATCCAGTTTGCAGGTTTAGGGGCGGTCACTGGCACCCCTCAGTTCACGGTGACGCTCAGTCCCGGTTATCTCTAAGGAGCACAAATTGACAATTCGTAAAGGCTTACCCGCGAAACTGGCACTCACTGATGCGGATGACACCCGTTACCTGTTTTCGGGTCTTGTAACGTGCAATGTTGATGGTTCGCCGCGTGGTGGTGTGTTGTCGCCTGTTGGTGTGAACCTCGTTACGTCGTCGGCAACAATGAATGTGTCGGTGGCACGTTTTCAGGGTGCTGCGGTGCGTGATGGCGGTGTCATCCTGTTGGCGAATGATGGTGCTGCGAATGTGTTGTTGGATGCGGCACCGGGTGCGAACTCTCGTATTGATGTGATCTATGCGAAGCAGAATGATGCTTCAGGTACGGTCACAGTTCCCGACGCAGACAACACACCCATTCTTGGTTTTGTGAAGGGTACCGCGGGTGCTGTTCCCGTGAAGCCAACCCTGCCTATTGGTGCTCTTGAGTTGGCAACAGTTCTGATCCCCTCGGGTGCGACTGCCACGAACTCGGGTGGTGTGGTCATCACACAGACGGCACCGTTCACAGCTTCGGCTGGTGGGCAGGTTTCGTTCCGCACAAAGACTGCTTTGGATCTGTGGACGACAGCACAGAAGGATCAGCTCGCGGTTGTGGATGCCGACTCTACGCGGTGGGTTTGGTCTGGTTCTGCTTGGGTTTCGGAGTCAATCGCGGACACTGGTTGGCTTGCCGTAACACTCTCGGGTGGCTGGTCTACCTACAACGCAACTTATGGCGCTTTAGAGTACCGAATCATTGGGGACGTGCTCTACCTTCAGGGCGTCATCAAGCCGGGAACAACCTCGGGTGGCACAACAATCTTCACCCTCCCTGCGCTAGTGGGCAGGCTCGGGGGCAAGACGCGGAAGATCATGGTTAACACTGTTAGTTCTGTGCAAACTTTAGAAATTTTGTCTGCGACTGGCGCATTCTTGCTCTCAGGTTCCACCCCCACTATTTTTATGACCTTCGATGGTGTCAGCATGGGGCTGAACTAATGGTTTTTAGCAAGCAAACCAATCAGGTAAGAATCTCGAATCAGTCGTCGCCTAGAAACTCAACTATTGATACGTTCCTGATTCATCATCAAGCAGGTACGAACGATGATGCTGTGATTGCTGCAATGGTCAGCGGTTCCCGTGGTGTGTCAGCGAACTACACGATCAGCAACGAGGGTCGCATCACCTGTGTTGTGCCGGAGGAACGTCGCGCATGGACTTCCGGGTCATCCTATGACGGGGGTAAAGGTGCTGCGTGGGATCACCGTGCGGTCACTGTCGAAATTGAAAACGAGTCTGGCTCTCCCGATTGGGGTATTTCAGATAAAGCTATCGACGCTGCTGCCCAGTTACTCGTTGATCTTAGACAGCGCTACACAATCAAGCATGTTCTCGGTCATCGTGACCTGTGGAACACCTACCGGGCGAGCTACGCGACATTCTGCCCCGGCCCCAGCACAGTAGGTTCCATTCTTGCTCGCGCTAAGGCTGGGGTGTCACTAGCAGGATCGTCTGGCACCGAAATAGAACCCAAGAAAGAGGCACAAGAAATGTATAGAGCAGCACTACGAGACACCAAGAAGGTTGCATTCTTCGACGCGACCACATTCTTTGAAACCACCGACAGTTCGGTAGACGACGACGCATGGTCAAGGTTCGTGGGCAAGCCGGGGCTGACCGTTTCTCAATCCGAGTGGGATTCATACAAGAAGGTTGCGGCACTGAACGCGGCAACAACCGCAACCATCGACTACCCGAAACTGGCGGCGCTAATCAAAGTCCCTACCGCTATCGAAAACGGATCAGCGGCACGAGCGGCAATCGTAAAGGACTAACACATGACACGGTATATCATCGGCAATCTGCGAACAGGTCGAAGGATTCTTGATCTGCCGGTGATGACCGGGACATGGGGGTGTCGCTACCTCACCGCAGGAACAATCAACGTCACAGTGGATCTGAATGACCCGAACGTGCAAGCCCTCGATCTGCACAACACTGCAACCCCCACACAGTCGTTCCTTGCTGTGGTGGAGGGTGACACGATTATGGAAGCTGGCCCTGTTTGGGTTCGCAACTATTCTCGCGACACCCGCACCCTTGAGTTGGCAGCGAAGGGCATGGGGTCCTATTTTAACCACCGACTGATTCTGCCTTTACTGGCGGCGACGGTTGGTGTTGACCAGTTCACCATTCCCGATCCCACTGATACGTCTAAAACGATGGCGAACCCTGCGTTGACGAGCTCGTACAGTGCATTGTCGTTGGGGACGATAGCTAAACGTCTTGTCGAGCAGGCACGGTTGTGGACTGGTAGTGACGTTCCTATCGTGTTCCAGGATGACGAAGCCGGCGTTCACGAGCGCAACTATTTGGGGCTTGATTTCAAACCTGTTATGCAGGCCGTTGAGGACATCGCCAACACTGAGAACGGGCCTGAGTTTTCCTTCCAGCCACGCTTCACATCTGACATGCTCGGTGTTGAATGGTTGTTCAGAACGGGCACGAACGCAAGCCCGTTAGTCACGTCTGAATCGGCGCCACTGTGGTCTGTGACTGCCCCCAAATCGCCTGTGTCTAACCTCACAATCTCAGAGGATGGCTCACGGCGGTTGTCGTTGGGTTGGCAGGTTGGCGGGCGACAAACAGACACGGTGATGGTTGCTCGAAGCTACGACTCAACACTTGTCGATTCTGGTTTCCCGCTGATGGAGGATGTTGATTCGTCACACTCCACCGTCAGCGAACAACCCACATTGGATTCTTACGCGGCAGCAATGGTGCGTGCAGGTTTATCCCCTTATGAGGTGTGGTCATTCACTGCTGAAGCATATCCGACTGGTGAGAACGGTTTATCGGGTGGCCCGCAGATTGGACAGTACCGGGTTGGCGACTTTGCCGATCTTATATTTGACAAGTGGGATGCGCTCACCGGGCGCGGCGATCCATTCATGACTGAAGCGCAAACTGTCCGCCACCGCATCATTGGCCTGTCTGGTGATGAGCGTGGCCGGTTCGTGAAAGTTGATCTTGCACCGAAAGTAGGGAACTGATGGCTGGCTATCCGACACCACCAGGAGACTCACTAGAGCCGATCATTGCAAAGATCCGCGATCTGCAACGCCAACTCACAGAACTAGCGCGACCATCGGGAACAAGTATTGGTTCGTTGGTGGATCAGGTGCAGGCCAAGTTGGCTGACCTCGAAACTACAGTAATCGCGGCAACGGACTCATATCTGAGTTCCGGCACCGTGAACATGACGAACATCTCAGCTTCGGGCAGCATAACCGCGTCGGGCAGCGTTACCGCGTCTAGCCAAGTGAACGCTGTTGGCAGCTTACGCAGTGTGGGCGCATTCAACACCGACATCACCGTATACCCCGGCGCACGTCAAACAGTGTGGCAGAACAACAACGGAATCTTCGGCTATGCGCCCTCTACAGAGGTGAAGAAAACAAACATTCGGAGTGTCCCGTTCACTGCGGAGAATGTGCGTGCATGTACTCCGAGTATGTTTGCCTACATCACCCAGCTAGAGATTCGCGACAACCCCGACAACGAGTTCTACGACCCCGAATATGAGGTTCCAGACGAGGCAGGTTTATTCGCTGAGGATCTTATCAGGAATGGCTTAGAGTCGTTCGTTATCTATGACAGCGATGGGGTCACACCTGCCGGCGTGGACTATGCGGGCTTTGGTGCTGTAGCCAACCTTGTTGCTGTCCGTGATTTGCATGAACGGCTCACAAGGTTGGAAACCGCTTAGCCCTGACAGGGGATGTCGTTGCCGTTTGCGTCTACACCGCAGATGGGGTCTTGGC